TGTGCAGGGTTTGTCAGTCTATTTATTTGCGTGTTTCTTTCTTGTATTGCTTCTTCTTGAGTAGCACCACTTCTCAGTGCATTTTGGAATGCTTGATTTGGATTGGTATTTAATTGTTCATTGTAAGCTTGACCACCCGATAATTCCCATCTTTGACGCGTAGGAATCCATGTGTAAGTGTTACCACTAACACGAACTTGTTCAAATCCATAATATCCCATTCTTCCTACTGGCTCGTACATTAGAACATATCTCCTCTCCTATCAAAAACAGGTCTACTATTTCTACCTGTATCAAAACTACTTGTATCAAAACCACCTGCAAATCCACCTCTATTCATCACTATTGGTTGTGAAAACCTACCTTGATTAAACGGATTGATTGCCGCTTGTCCATAAGAAATTGGTTGATTTGACAAATTACCAATTTCTTCTGGTGTAGCATACGGACTTGGCGTCTGTGGTCTAATTGGAATTGGTTTTGGTCTATCAACCGGTTTTGGTTTTATAATCGGTGTTGGTTTCGGCTTTGGTTTTGGTTTCGGTTTTGGTTTTATTACTATCGCTGGCTCTGGTTTATCTTCTACTACTGGATAAACACAAAGAGTTCTATCATCTACATCCGCATTTGGATTGTAGTTTAGTGCATTTGGGTCTTTACAACCTACAACTGCATTTCTTGGTTTTGTAGTTTCAAACTGTTCGTTACTTGTTACAGTTTGTAAAATCTCATCTACCTTATCTATTGTTTTTTGTTGTTCAAATGATAATGTACTATCTTCTTTTATATTTCTTTTTGGTAAATAAAAACTTATTACATTTTCTACAATTGTAGAAATTACATTAAATATTTCATTTTCTTTATAACAAATCTTAGGTGTTGTATTTAAAGGCTTACCATATTTGTTTGATAAAATATTATATTCTCTATTGTTTTTATAATGATTAGCAGATTCTATAAATTTATTTTTAACATCAGTCAACCAAGAATCCATATTTTTAATTTTAAATTCTTGTCGTATTAAATCAATATACTTTTTTCCATCTGCAATATTTCCTTTTTTTCCAAGTAAATTTTTTAGAGCTACCTCTACATCAAACTGACTTATAAACTCATCAATAAATGGATATACATCACCTGCAAATGTTTCTCCATTTACAAAACATTGATATCTTGCATCTAAATCTGAATTTGGTTTACCTGATTTATCTTCGATGGTTGGTAATAATCTCACTTCTGTTCTTGAAGGTGATATTTCATGAATCCAAACTTTATCATTTACTCTATCTTCAGAACCCAATCTTCTATTTACCAAAGATACTTGTGTTTTAAAAATACCTTGAGAATAACCTGCCTCTTTAATAAGTTTTTCAGTATCTATAAAAAATTCTTCAGAGTCATTTGATTTAATAGTAAGTTTATTTTTTTGAACTTTACCAAAATATTTCTTTTCGTTGTTATCATTATATTCTATATATCTTACTAACTTTCCACCATTTGATTCTTGTGGTAATTGATTATCATTGGCATCATAAAGAATAAATTCGATAAGGTCACCAGGATTCATACCAAAGTATCCTTTTGAGACTTCTCTCTCAAAGATATTTCGGTCTTTGCCATCAACAAAGTATCCTTTTGTTCCCTCTACTTTTTTAAAATCTTGTATTGCCATTTATTAACTCTTTCTATTTTTTCTAACTGCCCAACTTAAACTTTCTGTTTCAGAAGTTGTTCCATCTGAATAGGTTACTTTTAATACCCAATTACCTTTGTAATCTTTTGCTCCTCCATCAAAGGTCTTTTTGGATGGGTCTGGTTTATTTTGACCACCAATCTTAACATTGAAATATAAATCAACTTTTTCTTTTGCTCCTTGTTCTATATTAACACTTTTTGTTTTAGAAGGTCCAGGTGATTTTGAAGTTGCCTCAGTAAATCCTAATGGTCCCCATCCTGTAATATCACCACTTGTTCTAATTTCAAGTTTCGTAATTATCTCTCCATTATCTTTTAAGTTTTGAACTTCAACATATCCAGCTTTACCACTTGGTCTAACATTCTTTCTTTTTGCAGTTGTCCATCCAATATCAGCATCTTTTGCTGCTTTTGTTACCGATTCCACTTTGTAGAAGAATTCATTATCTTTACCAGGTGTTAAACCAGATGCCGCCGCCGTTGATTCTGCTTGTGCTCCTGATAGTTGAGATTGTGTTTGTACAAGTAATTGTCTTAACGCTTCTTTTTGTGCTTGTAGTCCTTGTACTTGAGCGGTTAATGAAACTCTTTCTATACCATCTCTTGTTCCTTTTATGATTGAGTTTGAAAAATCTTTAAGTAAATCACTATATCTTTGTGTTGATGATTGTGCTTCGTTATCAGCTGATGCTTTTTGTATTTTAAGAGAATCGTTCTCAATTAATAAAGCTTCTATTTCTGCATTTAACGATTGTATTTCACTTTCCAATTCTGCAATTCTTTCATTTGCTTCTGCTAAATCAGCTAATGCTTGTTCATATAATCTTCTTAAATCTTCATATACTGGTCTTGGAACAACATCAGGTTTTGGTTTTTTTGGTTTTCCAATTAATTCATCAACTTCAACATCAACTGATTTTATTAATTGTTCCTCATCGTATTTTGGTTTTTCAATTCTTCCAACTTGTTCTCCATCTCTTTCACCACGAATATGAGTATAAGGTGCATCTCCACCCTCACTTTTACTTAATACAATAGTATCTGCATTTGTAACAAAAGTATGTTTTCCTGTTTCTACATCTTTTGAAACAATTGCCTTAGAACCACTACTAATTAGTTCATTAATCCTAAACTGATTGTCTATTGCCATTTTACTTCTCTACGGTGAAAGTCAAATCCTTATCTGCAAAGTATTCAATTACACCACTTCTATTTACTTTTATTTCTATATAGTAATCTCTGTTGTATTCAAAGTTACTTAAGTTTAATTTAAAATAATTACCATTTGAATCACAACTTACTTTTGTGTAATTATCATTAAATGGTATTACCACTTCATCTGTTACTACATCTTTAATTTGATAGTAAGTTGTTGATGGTAAATAATATACATCTGTGTAAGAGTATTGATTGGTGTAAGTTTTAAGAGGATATTTCTCTCTTCCAAAAACTCTGATTGTAGGTTTACTTCCTCGTTTGTATCTTACCTTTAATCTCTTAAATGTGATATGAATATCATCGGCAGTTAATGCACTAAGAGAACCAGTAGAGAAAGAAGAATCATCCCAACCAATTCTTAACTTCGGTTGGTATATAGTATTTGTTTCTTTTCCAAAAAACTTTAATTGTCCGTAATCAACAGTATCATTTTCTTTTTCTGATGAATGTTTTATAATCCAACCCTCATTAGGAATGGAACCACTTATCCAAGAATTAAGTGGAGTTAAAACATTCATGTCTATATCAGTCGTTTCATAAGAAAACGATTGTGAAGATGCAGAGCCTGTGTACCAAGTTCCACCTTTTCCATTAAATGAACCTGTTGTACCGCTTGCAAAATCATTTCCTAACCAATCTGATGTTGAGTTTCTTTTATTCCAACTACAACCATCAGTTGATATTTCATCAAATCGTGTTCCAATACCCATATCCCATGATTGTGAAACTGGATATGCATAAATTGTGTAATCGGTTGGAATCTCACTTGATTCACATTCATGTAATATAAGTTCGGCGGAGCTCATAGTAACTTCACCACTTGCTATTGATTCTGATAAAGGGGTTACATCAAATTTAATTAAAGAACGAGCAGTATCTTTTAAGTTTCCATAATAAACTTTAGAAACTTCTAATACTTCATCTAACCCCGTATTTTGAGTAGGTTGTTGTAAGTAAATACTTGCGTCTTTAGATGCTGTTACAAAATAATACATTATACCACTCTCCCTTTTATATCTTTGTTTGGATACTTTAATTCAAATACAGATGGGTCTAACGATGGATAGACTTGTTTGTTTTTAGTTGCATTTGAAATATTATATTTTACATTTGAATAAGTACCACCACATTTATTTACAACCTCACACTTTGGTACAGATTGTACTCCTTCTACATTTGCGATTGTAAGTTCTAATTCTGAAATGTTTATTGGTTGATTGAAAGACCAATTATCTATATTAAAAAATTCTTGTATTTCTTGTTGACATTGTAATAATATTTCTCTTGTGTTGTATCCACCATAAACTCTTATTTCAAAATCAACTCCAATATTAATTACAAACCCATCTAATAAATTAACTCCATCAGTTAAAACTCTATATTCATTTAAATAAGTTTTTAAGTTTTGTTTTACTGCTCTATTTAAACTATTTAAATATTTGTTACTATCATATCCTAAAACATAAAGATTAATTGCAAAAGGATTATTCTTTTCATCTATGTTAGCCTTTTTACCAACTAAGAATTTTTCTATTTCTTTTTGAATTTCCAATTGTGTTAAATCTTTATCTTTTAAATCATTTACTAATTCTGTAAATTGTTTTAAACTTTTTGGGTCTGATAAGATTGATGCTGGTGAATTGTTATCTAACTCACCATCTGCAGAACAATATGCTTTTGCAACTTTACCATATTTTGAAGGTAATGATAATGCTCTAACTTGATAATCTTTTCTTGTTACTGCTCTGTTTTGTGCTCCAAAACTTGCTAATGCGTTTTGTCTAATTTCTTCTATACTTTCTTCTCCCCTACCACCTCTTGCTGGTGCTTCATTATCTACTGCTACTGAATTTTTAGTTGCATTAAATAATCTTGCCTCTCTACCTGAGAAGAAGTTTTCATCTTCATCAAACTCTATGTTATCTATTTGTACTAAGTCATTAGCAGGTACATTTGAATCCACACCACCACCTGCATAATATGATATTGTAAATTCGCCTGTTGGTGCTTGACCATATGATTTTGTTTTCAAGAAGTTTGATGGGTCAAAAGATGAACCTAATTTATCAATAGATGAATTTAATCCTAAACCAACATTTTTAAAGTTAGGTATAAGTGTTTCATCATTTGTTGCAGTTCCACCACCAAATACTAAACTTGTTGTATTATCTGAATTTGTTTTTGTAACAAATCTTCTCGAACTTTTTATTAATCTTAAAACATTAGGTACTGAATTTTTAAATTGTGCTAAATCTTTATCATTCTGTTCTGAAGTTGGATAATCAACATAAACCATCTCTTGTCCTAAATAAGGAACTTCATACCACTTGTTTCCATCGGAATCTCTAACATCATAAACATCAATTACATTTCTATCACTAATGTTTATATTTGCAAACTCTTCAGGTGTACTACCAAAATTTACTGTGATTGATTTAACTTCTGCAGATATTGCATTTACTTTTTTCTTTACTAAATACAAGCTTGGTTTACCTTGAGAATCTCTTTCGTATATAGATATTTCTCTTTCATTTTCATCATTGAAATCTAATAATTCGGTTGATGTAAAAATAATACCAGAGCTAGTTGAACGAACTTGTAGTCCTTGTTTTACTCTTAAAAAATATTCTGTATCAGGTTCATAATCACCAGCTGATGAATTAAATTTACTTGGTACAGTTTGATAAACTGATAATTGTGTTATTGCTGGTGCAATGGGTTTTGTTTTATATCCCATTATATTTGCAATATCCATTAAGTTTTCTCTATCTTCTGCAGTTGTTAATAATGACTCTTTTAATGTATCATCAATATAATATCCTAAGACATCTCCAATATAAGATGCCATTTCAATAAACATCATACCTGGTGATGACTCATTAAAGTCAGTATAAGTTTGTGGAAAATAAGTTTTCGAAAAATTAATTAAATTTTCTCTAAATTGAGAAAAATCTTTATTAAGATAATTTATCTTCCTACCAATATTTGAAACTTTACCTAATGCCATTTATTTACCCTTCTATATCTAAAGTTATTGTATCTGTTTCTATTTCATTACCAACTGTAAAACTTACCTTTACAATCGCTCTATTTTGGTCTTTCATTTCATCAGTCATTTGAACATCTATATCTGCAACCGTAATGTAAGGTAACCAAAGTCCAACTGCGTCAGTAATTGAACCTGTTAGTTTTTCTTCAAATTGTTCATCATCCATCGGTTCAAACAATACATTATGTAGTGTTGTACCAAAATCAGGTTGCATTACTCTCTCACCAACTCGTGTGAGTAATAGGTTTCTAAGGTTTGCTCTTGCAGCTTCAAAAGAAGTAAATGTTTGTTCAAACATTACCTTACCTCTTTTAGTAGGAGATGATATCCCATATGCTACTGTTGCAAATTCTTCTAAATCATTTACTACCTTTTTACCTAATTCGTAAGCCACCTATACTCCTTACCTTTTAAATTTCTTTACTAATTCAGAATTATCTCTATTTAGAATCCTATCTAAACCAGGTAATCCTGTTCTAACACCAAGACCTGTTTTACTTGGTTGTTTTTTTATATCACCATAACCCATTTGTGCTGCCATATTAGCTCTCATTCCTTCTAATCCTGCACCAGCACCTTGTTGGTTAAATGTTACTGTCTTATCCATACTTTCATTTACAGGTTGTTGAAAATTATCTAAAACTGATTTTTGTTCAACTCCACCTTTTCTTTGTTCTGCTGTAAATGGTTTTGTATTATTTAATGCCTCATTAATCGCTTCATTCTTAGTGAATTGTTTTTTAGGCTGTGTTCTTTCTTCTTGTAAAGCAATCTCTGCTTGTTCGAATGGGTCTATCTCTGTTGTTTGTTCTACAACTTTTGGAGTAGATTTCATTCTACGAGAAACTTCTTCCTCTAATATTTTAGGAAAAGTTTTTGTTAAAAACTGCTCGTGTTTTTTTGCCACTTCAGCTTCTACTATTGTTTTTATTACTTTTACTAATTGTTTTGATTTCATTGTTCTTTTATTTAACTTGTCTTATATAAATATATTGTTATTGATTTTATGGTTTAACAACCAGGTGGATTCACAAACCCCAAATATTTTCTTGGTAATTTTTGAAAAACACCACATCCATTTCTATTAAACCCACCACCACTTGTATTTCCTTCGATTGTAACAATACCACCTGTCGGAGTAACACCTGCAACTATTCCAATGTGATGTGCATCAGAAGGAGAACCATATAATACTGCCGCTCCTACTTTTGGTTCTGAACTCCAATATCCTTTTTCTTTTCCCCAATTCATCCAATTATCACAACTTGCTCCTCCACTTGGTGTTTCTAAACCTGCTTCTTGCCACCAAGTTGCAACTGCCGCCGCACACCAATAATAACCACTACCATCTTTTCTTACTTTTGCTTGGTTATCTAATCCTACATTATCAAACATATCATCAATTCTACCTGGTTCATTTTTTTGAACTCCACCTGGAAATCCACCATAGTTTTTACCAGGTGGTGTACCTGTTTCAAGAATACCAATATCTCTTTTTGCAATCGCAACTATTCTACTACCAACTTCACATTTTATTTCTTCAGGTGTGTTGTTTTCTATTTCTTCTATTTCTTCTTCAGATAATTCTACTGGTACTGCATTTTTTTCACCACTTGATATTTCACTTCGTTTTAAACTAGCATATTCTTTAGCAGAACTTCTTCCTGTTTCTGGTAATGAAGTATCGTTAGCAACCTTATCAGCTTCTTTTGCTTCTTCTTTAGCAGCTTCTATATCTTCTTCTGTCATTACTACACTTGGTTCCTCTGGTACTTGTGGTGTAATTGGTGTTGCGGTAGCTGGTGGTAATTGATAACCAGTCAAAACAATTAAACCAGGTGAAGGAGGAAATAATGGAAATCCAGGATATAATGATGTTGTTACCACAGTTGCTTGAATGGTTGTTAGATGAATTGTTGCATATGTAATAAATGTATCTAAAAATTTTGAAGCAGCATCTGTTGGAAACTCTGGTGGTGATTCTGGCCAAGTACCTGGATTACTAACTTGTGCTACTACCGATGCAATATTTTGAAACGAGCCAGGTGCAGGAATAAGTGGTGGAATTAATTGAAGTGTTGCACCTGTCCAATATCCTACTACTGCTTTTCCTAAGTCTTTAATAAAAGTATGTCTTTCTTTTTTTGTCAAAGCAATTGAACATGCAAGGACAACAAGTTTTTCCATTAGTTCCGTATTTCCTTTTTGGATAGGAAATGGAGCACCACCAAAACCTTTGGTGATTATAGTACCAGTAAGTATTGCAGAATTATATGATTGAGTAAATTGTTTAGCAAAATCTTCTTTGGACTTTACTCCATTGGGATTACTCATATAAGAGTTCATAATGGATTTAAAATTATTCCAAGACATTTTTATTACTCCGTAAAGTTTAAGGTTGATAGAGCATCTTGAAGTTCAGATTTTATATTACTGAAATCTGCTCTGTTGTTTGGGCCAACTGCAGTTGGACCAGCTGGTGTATTATAAGTTTGTTTATTTATTGCATCTATAAGTTTAGTAAGTAAATCTACAAGAGTTTTTCCTCTTACCAATGGCTCTTTGTTATTTGTATTTGGTGAATTTCCTTGTTCATCCGTGTTAAGTCTTATCTGACCAACTCCACTTACAATTGAAAAGTTAGCATCGTTTCTATCAGTTGTTATATTAACATCATCACCAAAGTCTAAATCAGCACCTGCTTCCCCATTGTCTATTATAAATCTACCATCTGATATAAATCCATAATCTCCTTTTGAAAAGAAAATCATTTCTTGTGATTTTGCAGATAAAATAATTCTATCTGAGTTTAATAACATTTGGTCGAATCCTGTATATTCTTCTGGTAGTTCAAAGTTTATTGGAGTTGTTTTAAAATTAGTACTACCACCATCATCTATTATACCTGGTTGAAAAGGTATTTTGTATTTGTTTGAAGATAAAAGAATTGTAGAACCATCTCTATTAATATCTTCTGATATTAGTTTATTTTCTTCAACATCTTTTTTACTAATATCACTTTGTCTATTTCTAATTATTATGGTAGGAGATAGTTCTCTTTCTTCATTATTATAACCACTAAACCTAATTGATTGGCCAAATCGTGATTGTAATAATTTATCACCCTCGTTTAATTTTAGTTTGTGAAAAAAGTCAGGTGTGAAATATTCATTTCCTACCTCTCCACCTGATGATTGTGTATTTGAAATTCCAGTATCAGATACTTCTTGATAATTTTGTTCCTTGGAAGGTTCATTTCTTTTTTCTCCAAAAAACTCATTAGATGCTTTTTGTTTAAAGTTTCCTTTATTTAATTCTACACTTGATATTCTTTTATAATATCCCCTCCCACCATCATCAATAATTCTTACGGTTTCATTTATAATAGGATATCCTCCATCTTCTATATAAGGTGCTAATAAATCAAATTTATTTGTTCCTAAGAAATCAGAAAATCTTTGTACGATAACATGCCCTACGAATGTAGATAAAGGAAGTTCATCATCTTGTAAATCAAAAACAGATAAAATTTCTTTTGATTTATCACTATCATCTAATACAATACCCAGAACAATACCAAGTTCTTCTTTCTTAATATTAAGTCTTTTAGAAATTCTATCTACTTGTCTTGATGAATAGGTATTTGCTAATTGTATTCTTCTACTCATTGTTTACTTTCTGTTTTAATTCTTCAACCTCATTAGTTAAATCATCAACTTTTGTTTTTTCGTTTTCTACTTCGTAAACTGTATCTTCTAATTGTTGTAATAATTGTTCTTTTTCTTTGTCGGTTAAGAAACCTGTATCTCCATCTGTTTTATCCTTAGAAGCAATCATTCTTTGTGCTATTGCTGCCATCTTTAATAATGCTTCATCGTTTCTTACTGAAGTATCAACTAAATCTTTTATGATTGGCCCAATAACCGCCATATCACCAGAATGTCTGATTATTTTTTTCATTTCAGCAATCAGTTCTGATATCCTTGTTTTCTTGTTTTTTTGATTCTCATAGATATCTTCAAACAATCCACTTAGGTTTTTTCCAGGAAATAATTCAAAATTTGTACTCATGATTATACCATATTATCTTGTATATAAATATGGTAAATGAAAAATGTTGTTATTTGAAAAGATTATAGAGATAATTATTGTCCTCTTTTTTCTCTACATTTTTTACAATTACACTCAAATTTACATTCTTGTGTGTCGGTAGTTCCTATGATGTAAATTATAAATAAAAAGATAAGTATTTTAAATCCCCACTCAAGTGCAGTTTCCATAATTTAAAAGGGTATTTAGTTAGTCAAAGAAACCATCTATATAACCTTTGTATATAAGTATAAAAAAACCCCTCACAAAGAGGGGTTTAGTATTTAACCGGTTTTGAAAATTATTAAGTAATTTTTATTTCTTAATAATGTGGTAAAGTACGAAAGCACCAACTAGTCCTAATAGACCTTCAGCACTCAAACTTCCTAAAATGCCCATGATGTTATCAACTACTGATACTTCTGGCCAAAATGGAATGTTTGCACCTTTGAATAATACTTCAAGTACAACTCCCAAGGCAACGATACTAATACCGATTTTTGTTAGTTCATCAGCCCAAGAGCCGATTTTCTTTAAAAAATCCATATAGTTCTCCTTTGTTTTAATTAAGAAAATAACTTTTTCATATTCCAAAACATCGGACTTGTCCAATAATAACTATGTGAAGTCATTAAAAAAAATGATGAATATATATTGAATCCTTAATTTTGGAAGTTATTTGATGAAATATATATAAATTAGTTACTTTAAAGATTGAATAAACAATACCAACAGAAGAGATATTCCTATACCTAAAAGTAATTTTAAGAAATCTTTTCCTATCATTGGGAATACTTTTTTGATATTATTAGGTTTAAGAAGAGAGGTATAAATACCCAATTCTCTACCTGCAAGTAAACCTACGAATACAAATGTGGTACTCATTGGAATATTATTTAATTCTTTGAAGAAGTAAAGAGTGAAAGCATAAACTAAATCAATAATAGTTGCACTTCTGACAAACTTAGTGGAAGATTTACTTTGAATAAGTTTTTGTATCTTACCTCCACCTTCTCTAAATACCCATCCTAATACTGTTACATAGAATACAACGATTAAAGATGTTCCTAATAAAGAATGTTCTCTTGGTAAGAATACTGCAATGTTTGCATGGTCATGTTGTAACCAAGTTGTCCATAACCAACCAGTTGCCATCCATTGTCCTACTCTCCACCACTTATCCCATTTTGGATTGGGTTTGGATTTTTCATCAACAAGTTTAGATACCAATAACCAAACTACATATGCAAATACTGCCGCAACACCATATCCCATAAAACTTTTTATCAACATCTTTTCTAATACAACTGAAGAAGCAAATACTGAAAGAACCAAGAACGATGTTGATACTGGTATTCCTATACGAGTGAGTAATACTAACGATAGTGGTGCAAGTACATGATACCATTGTACTGTTTCAAAAGGAATTCGTTCTAATCTTCCATAAGATACATCACCAGTAAAGTGACCATAAAAAATAACCCCTGCTAAAATTACAGAGGCAAATATCCATTGGTAGTACCATTTAACTGATTTGTTGGAACTAATCCAAGTTCCGAGTGTTTGTAGTGAATCGTTTGCGATAACTGAATATCCTGCGAACAAAAAACCTAATAAAGCAAATATTTCCATTACTATTATTTGTGTTAATACAAATAAATAGAATAGATAATTCAAAACAATATTACCAAATTGTTATTAAATAAAAAAACCCCACTAAGTGTGGGGTTGAAACTTGACTAATCACTTTGAATTACGATTAGGGCATATAACTTGCCAGTTTA